ATCACTATACATTAACACACCAGGAATAAAAGTAAAATAATGGACTTACTAAACGAAGACAAGAATACACATTTAGAACATCTTGAAGATGACATAATCAATAATGGTTATGAAGGTGGTCAAAATGCGATAAACTTTTTAATTAGTTTGAATGAAATGTTAGCAGGACATAGTACAAGTAAACTAAATGTCACAACAAAATGGGATGGTGCTCCTGCGATAGTTTGTGGACCAAGTCCTGAAAACGGTAAATTCTTTGTAGGTACAAAGTCAGTATTTAATAAAACACCAAAAGTTAATTATACAATACAAGATATACGAAACAATCACGATGGTCCTGTTGCGAATATTTTAAGAGAATGTTTACAATATCTCTCTGGTTTAGGTATGAAAGAAATACTACAAGGTGATTTAATGTTTACTAATTCATCTAAAAAGAAAACACCATTTAAAGATCCTACAGGTAAACAAGAAGCAATGATTTCATTTCAACCTAATACAATAGTTTATATGGTACCCGAGAATACACCATTTGGTAAAAAGATCGCAAGAAGTAAATTAGGTATTATTTTTCATACAACATATAAAGGTAGAAGTTTTGATAAGTTAAATGCTAAATTTGGTGCAAATGTTTCTAAGTTAAGAAGAACACCAAATGTGTGGTTTGATGACGCAAGTTATAAAGATGTATCAGGTAATGCATTGATGACAATAGGTGAAAGTCAACAATTACAAAAGACTATAAACATGGCGTCAGGTTCACTAAAAAAATCAAAAGAATTATTAAATAAAATTAAAACAGAAAAGAATACTTTGTCAGTAGGTGTGCAATTAAAATCATATTTAAATAGTTTTATTCGTGCAGCGACAGATTTACCTAGTACAAAAGAAACAGCAAATAAGTTTAGAGAGTTTTACAAAGAGAGAACACAAAAAGAAATAGACGCAGTAAAGAGAGACACATCAAAACAAAAATATCAAACAATACAAGATACTGGTTTAAAATTTATTGATGATCATAATGAGAGTGTTTACTTTGCTTGTGCAACATATAAAACACTACAAACAGCAAAAGGTGTAATTATATCAAAATTAAACAAAGCAAAAAGTATTGGTACATTTAAAAGAACAGATAAAGGTTTAGTAGCAACAAATCCAGAGGGTTATGTTGCAGTAGATAAAAAAGGTAAAGCAGTAAAACTTGTAGATAGATTAGAGTTTAGTATTCAAAACTTTACAGCTGCAAAGAATTGGGAGACAGGTAGTAGAAATGTTGACATTTAAACAATTTTGTGAAGATGTAAGAAAAATGCCAGGTGGTGGGTATGGCGTTTATGCAGATAAATTTGTAAAAGGTAAACGAGTAAAAACACCAGGTGGCAAACATGCGAAAGAACTAAAAAAAGTTTACAAAAATGAAAAAGACGCTAATGATTACATGGCTGCAATAATGATAGCAAAAGGTGGTGGGTAATGATTACTTTTAAAGAATTTGCAGAGAAGAAAAAAAGAACATGTCCACCAGGGTATAGATACGATACAAACTTAAACCAATGTGTGCCTAAATTTCCTAAGTACAAATATTATGGTAGAATAGGACCAGGACCAAAACAAGAACCACAGAATACAAGTGGTAATGGTAATGCAAATGGTAATGGCAACGGAAATGGTAATGGTGCTCAACAAGGTGGTAATGGTAATGGTGGTAACGGTGGCAATGGAGGCAATGGGGGCAACGGTAGTTAATGGAAAGATTTTTAATTAAAGAAGGTTTATATGACCCAGGTATCTTCAAGGCATTTTTTCTTGCAGGTGGTCCTGGTTCTGGTAAAACATTTGTCACTAAAAAGATTACCGGTGGTCTTGGTTTAAAAAATGTAAATTCAGATACAGCATTTGAAGTTGCATTAAAGAAAGCAGGTTTATCTTTAGATATGCCAGCAAGTCAAGAAAAAGAAAGAGACGAAATAAGAGCAAGATCAAAACGACTAACAGCAAAAAGACTAGACTTATACATTATGGGTAGATTAGGTTTAGTTATTGATAGCACAGCAAGAGATACTAAAAAGATTGAAATAGGTTTAAGTGCTTTAAAAAGATTAGGTTATGATTGTTATATGATTTTTGTAAATACAAGTTTAGATGTCGCATTAGCAAGAAATGCTAAAAGAGATAGAAAAGTACCAAGAGACATTACAATTAAAAGTCATAAACAAATACAAGCAAATATGGGTTATCTACAAAGAATATTTGGTATGAAAAATTTTATTGTTATTGATAATAATAAATTCAATGATGATATATTAGAAAAGTCATACAAGATGGTAAGAAAAATAGTAAAGAAACCCATACAAAATTACACAGCAAAAATGTGGTTAAAAAAAGAATTAGAAAAAAGACAAATAAAAGAAGACATCAATATACCAATCAAAGTTGGTGATGTTGTAAAAGGTGGTAAGTTTAAAAACAAATCTATCACAGTTAAAAAGATAGGTAAAAATGATAAAGGTGATATCACGATAAATGACAAACCTTTACTAAAAGTTAGAATACCATCATTCAAAGAGTTTGCTGAGAAAGCACCTAATACTGCTGACGCAATGAAAAGATACAGAGCAGGTAAGGCTGGTTTCACAGACAAAGCACATCTAAAAGCAAAAGGTTTAATACCTAGAGCAGACGGAACAAAAAGAAAGAGCGACAAATACAAATGAAAACAATTAGTGAATTACTAAAAAGAAATACAGGTAGAAGTAAACCTGTCGTGTTTGCATTTGGTAGATTGAATCCACCTACGATTGGACATCAAAAGCTCATAGAAAGAGTTATTACAATAGCAAAAAGGGTTAAAGGCCTACCTGTGCTATATGTAAGTGCAAGTCAGGATAAAAGAAAAAATCCATTGACAGTAAAGCAAAAAGTAGATTACTTAAAAAAAGTATATCCACGAGGCATAAAGATATTACCAGCAATTGGAAGTGAACGTACATTTATGGAAATATTGAAAAATAGATTTGATAAAAAATTTACTGATGTTTATATGATTGCAGGAAGTGATAGAGTTGCTGAATTTAAAAGGCTAATTAAACAATATAACGGTAAGGACTATAATTTTGATACTACGGAAGTCGTGAGTGCTGGTGAAAGAGATCCAGACGCTACTGGTGCAACAGGTATGAGTGCTAGTAAGATGAGAGACTTTGCTATGAGAAATGATTACACCAGTTTCAAAAAAGGACTTATCACAGGCACCAAGGAGAAGGACGCTATGAAATTATTTAAAGACTTAAAAAAAGGTATGGGAGTGAACGAGGCTATGGCACCAGAAGATGATGGTTTAAGAATGATTAGAGAAAATTATCATAATAATGAAATATTTAATATGGGTGATATGGTTGAAAATATTAACAATGGTAATGTTGGTAAAATTATTAAAAGAGGACCTAACTATGTACAATATGAAATGGAAGATGGTGGTGTAGAGAAAGCATGGCTAAATGAACTAACACCAGCAAACAATATTGATAGTGAGATACAAGTTGAAGATGTTGATAAAAAGAAATTAGTATTACAAAAAAATGCTAGTCAATTAAAATCATTTAAATCTTTTGAAGAAGAAATCAATTCAGCAAAAGACGCACAGAAAAAAGATGTTGAAGATGAACAAAGTGAAACTGAAAAAGATGAAAAGAAAGATAAAAAAAGAAAGTTACCTATTGAAACACCAGGTCAACCAAAAATTGCAAATGTAGATACTTGGTCACAAGGACCAGATCAAGCAGATCAAATTAGAACTATGAGAACATTTAATATAAAAACACCTGGTCAAGTAAGAGACTATGGTAAATTAGTTGGTGATCGAAAGTTTCAAAAGTTTGAAGAAGTTGAACAAACTGATTTAGAGGAAAAAGGTCTATGGCATAATATTCACATGAAAAGAAAGCGTGGCGAAAGAATGAGAAAGAAAGGTGAGAAAGGCGCACCTACTCCTCAACAAATGGCAAGAGCCAAAGCTGCAAGTGAAGATCCAGAAGTAAGACAAGATCCAGATGTAAAAGATAAGAAAGGCACACAACCTGCTAAGTATTATGCTGGTAAGATGTCAAAATCTACAAAGTCAGCTAGAGACGCACACTTTAAAAAAGGTACAAAGATGGATGATGACAATCCTGCTGCATACAAACCAGCACCAGGTGACGCTACTGGAAAAACTAAACCATCTAAACACACACTTGCTTTTAAGAAAAAGTTTGGTGAAGATGTACAACAAGAAATCAAAGATATAAAAGCATGGTCAGAGTTA